ATTAAATTGTGTAAGTCGTTGTGTAACAGTTCTATTTGATCTTCATATTTCATATCTTTAAATTTAGGGCTTTACATTTTCTAATATTCGTTATAATCCTATTAATAGGTTATTGATGGTTGTTTATGACAAGCATTTATAACATAGCTAGGAGAAGAACGAATGTATCGACTAGCGTTAAACAGATATAGTTAAGAACTAATTTATGAATAACAATATTGGTCTTGATGGACATAGTATAGAGTTTAGATAATGACCATGTCATAAACAATCTTTAATTAAAACTTCTTTTAAGGATAGGTGTGTTCATATTTCTTTTAGAATTATTCATTATAACAACATTAAGTACTTTAGTATTTATGTATTTACACTAACTATCGGAGCACTATATATAATATCTATAAAGATATGTTAATACATGAGTCTTTATCGAACAGAGTGAGTAAAGACGAAGGAAGTGAGCATAGCGATCTTCATGACCACAGAAGTGCTCTAGGACCTTTAATACTTTTCTTATAGAATGAATCAGTAAACTTTGTTAACTCTTCCTCTAGGAGTTCTTGTTTCCTTAAGGATATGTTATTATCTACAACCTGATTCATTTGTTCTACCCAATAGGCTACAGCAATACTTAAAGCATCTAACCTATCATCATGTATAAGACTACCTTTATCTTTTGTTATTCTGGATAGTTGATACATTAACATATACTTAGCTTGGTGTTCTATAGGATAGCTCTGAGCACTCTTATAGTCATGTTGAATAACAGAAGGATCAATGATAAGTTTATGTTGATTAAGTACAGGTTCTAAAGTATCTATGATCCTTAACTCCTTTTGTTTGTTATGTCTTACTTCCTCTACTGAGCAAGGGTAGGATGTAAAGAGTAGTGGTTTAAGTAGTTCCTGGAACATACCATCTCCAAAGTTAGACTCTATAACAATCTTATTAACTTTGTTATCCTTGGCTATATTGACTAATTGTTTAAGTGTTAATTCATCATATCCCCCTTTAAGACCTCCAGCTTGAGGAACAAAGAGTTGACCGTTAAGCATCTTAACAACAGCATATCCTGTTTCATCCTTACCTCTACCACTAGGGTCAATGGACATAACAGAGCCTGTGTACTGCACCAGATCACCTATAATCTTAAAAGGTTTATGATACCTGTCACCACCCAGACCTACATTAGGTAAGTCTCTGTTTTCGTTATCTCTGTCACTAGACCACATGATCTTTTCAGGTGCTAGTTCCACATCAACATCTGTTATAATTAGATCATTGATCTTCAAGGGATACCTGTCAGCATCTGAAAGCCTGGGATTAAGCATGAACTGTAAAGCATACCCAGTCCTTCCGTACGACATCTTTCTTTCCTCTAGGTCCATATCAGAGAATCTTGTAGGCTCTGTAGTTGTACCTATTGACTCATCTGTTATTCTTTCTACTATGAAGGGTGCTATGTCATTATCATAGTTCTTCAGTACTAAATCCTCACTAGGATACTCAGATGTCCATATACGAGCGTTATAGCCTCTCTCACGCAGTTTGTTATAAATACTATCCTCACACTGCGGTGTACCTAGAAAGATGATTCTAGAGGTGTCTAAGGGCTTCAGAATAGCTTCAAACTCTTTTACCTGTTCATCCAGCTTATCTCGCATACCTTGAGTGGCAGAGTTGTTAGGTACTTCTATGTCGTCAGCAATGATGATGTCAGCACGAGAACCTGTTAGCTGGGAGGATATACCGAGTGACTTAACTGATGGAGCGTGAGCAGCAGGTGCAGGACCAACATCAAAAGCAATCTTAGAGAATCTTTGATCTCCTCTGGGTATAAGACCTTGAAGAACAGGAATGTCGTGTATGATTTTCAAGGTGAATGTGGAGAAGTCATCTGCTCTGTTTTTAGATGCAGACACTACAAGGATGTTCTTAGAGGGGTCTAGGAGGAGTTGATGGACAGCATAGGCAGAACATATCCAGGACTTACCTACACCACGGAATGCCATGATAACAGATCGTTTAGGACCTTCTTGCATGTAGTCAGCAATGTCGTACTGAAGGGGTGTAGGGTCAGGCAGGTTCAAGTGCTTCCAAACTAAATATAAGAAGTTACGGAAGTCCTTGAGTTGGTGAAGTTTAGATTCACTACTCATAAGCTCTCTTTGGTGTTATTACAGTTATTACTTAACTTTAGATTTTAAATCTGTGTCTTCTTCAAAAGGTAGCACAACATTTAACAGATCATTGATTGGAGTGTCTTTACCTGCTTGTAGTACTATCTCGTTATCTTTAAGGAGTTGTCTAGCACCGTTAAGTATTGATGGGTTGTATTCTCCAGTCTCGTGCATCTGATCTATAGCAGCCTTGTAGCTATCTGCCACATAACCTTGAAACTTACCTAGTTCTTCAAATGTCTTCATATATTATAGTTTTAGCATTGTTATCATAAAAGTACAAGAAAAAGGGGAGACCCCACAAAAGTGAGACCTCCCCAAACACATTTTATTATCTTTTATCTAAACCAAAAGATTAAGCAGTAAGAGCAGTTTCAAACTCGCTAACAGTTCCTAGAGCTGTGCCGTTGTGAATTAAGCTGGCATCAAAGGAAGCTAAAGCAGCAGAACTGTCTGTGCTAGAGATGTCAGAAGAAGCAGCAGTTGCAGAAGTAGTAACTACTTTGAACTTGTCATCTCCTTCATCCCAGTAAAGAGCAGCATTGTCTTCAGAAGAACCACGCTCAATAACAAATCCACCGTCATTAGAAGCAGTAGAACTGTCAGCAGCACCTTTAGAAAGGTTGATAAGACTATCTGCAACATCTAAGTTAGTTGTGGAAACAGTAGTTGTAGTACCTTGAACAGTCAAGTTACCAGAGAATGTAGCGTTAGCAGCTGAGATGTTACCACTGAAAGAAGCGGAGTTACCGTCAGAAGCCAATGAACCAGCTCGAGTCTGTAAGTTGCTGATGTCAGTATCATTAGAACTAACATTGCTTTGAAGAGTAGAAATGTCGCTGTCATTTGAGCTGACATTAGACTGCAAAGTAGCAATATCACTAGCGTTGGTAGAGATGTTACTAGCGTTAGTAGATATATTGCTTGTGTTAGTGGAGATGTTACTTGTGTTTGTAGAAACACTTGAGCTAACAGTTGAGATTTCTCCGTCAACATATTGCTTAGTAGCAGCGTGTAAATTAGCAGTAGGAGCACCACTGAGCGTAATCGCTCCAGTCATTGTTCCGCCAGCAAGGGCAAGCTTCTTATCAAGCTCTACTTTTGTTTTTTGTCCCAATTGGGTAAGTAAGGTAGACATAATTAATTATATATTTTCTATGTTAGTATTGTATGTGAGAGTTTAGAAATAGTATTACAGACCAAGAAAACTTTTGTCAAGATTCACGCAGTTAAAAGATCACCTGCTTCTGTTGTCAAATTGTCACCTAGTTCCGTAAGTAGTTTAGCAGCAGGTGTTAATACAGCACCGAAAGATAATATTTTCCAGTCACTTCCGTTATCAACAGCTAGACAAGGATTGCCGTCATCCCCATCAGATACATAGATAACTGTGCCACTAGCACTCGCATCAGGCAGTGTACTTGTTGTATAAGACCCTAGTTCAAAGAGTTGTGATATAGATAGATCACCTGATATAGTACCTCCAGATGTGTTAAGCTTGGTGTCTAGTTGAGTCTTAACCTTCTGTCCAAGCTGTGTAAGTAATGTACTCATGGTCCTGTTAAAGCATCTACAAAGTCATCATAATCACCGACTTCTGCTTCTCTTGCATCAAGGAAGTAAGGTAAAGAGTTCCAGGCAGTAGTACCGTCTCCTATCTTTATTCTGTTTCTTTCAGAGTCCAATTCAATTCCTATCTCACCTTCCAGCAAGACAGGATTAGCAGTAGACCACTCAGTATCAGTTCCTCTTCGTAATTGTATTCTTTTAGTAAAATTAGGCACTTGCTCCTCCTCCGTCAAAAATGTCTTCTTCTTGTACTACAGCACCACCTCCGTCTAAAGTAACGAAGAATGGATCACTCTCTAAAGATTCAACCTGTGTTTCTAATGTCTCTGTTTTTTCTTTGTTGTCTGTAGCTACAGCACCAGCAGACGCAGCGATAGTACGCTGTTGAAAGGTCAAAGGGTGAATACGAACTACAGGTCTTCTAGGCATCTGTTAACACTTCCACCGTCTAAGGGCTAAAGCTTTTCTAGTAGGTCTGCCTTTGGAATCTTTCATTGGTCCTTTGACTCCTGACATTCTAGCACAGAAAGACTTCTTTCTAGGACCACCACCAGGTTGAGGAGCTTTTAAGTTAGAACCTGTAGCCCTGTTATACTTAGCCCTGCCCTTAGCTGTGAGACCACCCTTACGAGACTTCTCACCTCTACCTAGAGATAGCGATACACTCCTAGCCATCCTACTTCTTTTTAGGAAACCCACGCTTCATGTTACTGTAAGCTTTAGGTGATATAGTTGACTTCTTTTTGCTGCGGCTAATGCCTAGCTTTCTTCTTCTGTTTATGTTTGCGTATAGTCCTTTTTTCATCTTTTCATTAACATCTCCATTAGACGATCTAGTTTAGTATTAATTTCTTTTACACTTGTTTCAAGACCACTCATACGGTTCTCAACCGCAGTATCTCTTTCACTTTGAGCAGCTAACTCCACCTCTATCTTGGTCAGTCTTTTTTCATCCTCATCTAACCTGTCTGTAAGTTTTTTAATCATCCAACCTATAACAGCTAGAATAACACCAAGAGCAGTATCAAGAAAGTGGGAGAGTTGTTCTGTCATTGTTATGTTATGCTGCAACCCAATAAATTAGGTTTGGTGGGCATACATTAATACTAGCTTTAACAGCAGTATAAGAAACATCTCCTACAAACACTACATCACCTATATTATATTGAATAGAAGAAGACCACAAATTTACATTATCTGTCATAATTTTATTTCTTTTTAGTTTTAAGTTTCAGTGCTGTCTAATTTATAAGCTATAGTACCTCGTGCATACCAAGCATATCTAGTGTCTGAATTAAAAAAGTTAACAGTAACAAATCCAGTCCCTGCTACTTCCTGAACCGTGGCAGTAGTTTTATTAAAGTGAGAATTACTTAACACATCGTCACTTGTTTTCGTTACACTAAATAATTCCGCCCTCCAAGTTATTCCATAATTACCACTTCCAAACCTTGTTTCGGGTAAAAACGGAACAGATAATTTAACACTAGCGTCACTATCTGATGAAATTAAACCTAAGTTACCTGTACCATTCCAAGCTACATTAATATTAAGATAAATAATGCGTCCTACTCTTGTATATCCCCACTGAAGAATAGTAGGATCACTGTCTATATTTGATCTTGATATTACAGTAGGAGTATATTCAGCACTCGTAGCTCCTGAAGCATCGGATTGAACAACAGTAGTAATAGAAGAAGTTAAGTCAGATATAGTAGCAGCAAGTTGAGTACCTGTGTGATTAGCTCTGTTCTTTAAGTTAGAGTCTGTATCATTAGCTGTAGCATTTGCGGCAATACCGTCTAACTTAGTTTTATCTTCATCAGTCATCGCTCCCCAAGCACTTGTAGTAGCAGCAGGAATAGAAGCATTTGTACCTGTATCACTGTTAACTGTTAAAGAAGTTCCGTCAGCTGTGATTGAAAGATTAGTTGTACCTCCTGACCCATTAGAAGCTGCTGTAATTCTTCCTTGTTGGTCTACTGTTATATTAGCATTTGTGTAAGAATCAGCAGTAACAGCAGTGTCAGCTAACTTAGCAGCAGTAACTGCATCATCAGCAATGTTAGCTGTATCTATTGGACCACCTGCAACACCTGTAGCTAGAGTAGCAGCAATCTCAGCATCAACATAAG